CGCACGTTGAAGAAAATTTGAAGCTTCCGGCTGGAGTGCAGGCTGATTAATATTGTCACCTGAACAAAGGACAATTTCACCGACAGTATTAGTTGCGACTTTTGGTACATAATGTACAATAAGCCGTTTCCAACGATAATACTGATACGCCCGGGATAACTGTCCCAAAATGCCACCGGAAAAATAAGCCGGAGCAAGAAGAGCAGACTTACCAATACCAAACGTAGAAACACCTTGAGCTTCCACGGTACTGATAAATTCTCTACCAGAGACAAAAATACCATCCTTAACATTCCTAGTTTTAGTCGGACGAGCTGCCATAACAGATGAAATAGCAGCCGGCGCCGATACTTGAACACCACCCAAACTCGTCGTAGAGTTTGCTGGTGTCTGCATCGAACGATTCGATCTATTAGACTTAGGAGTCGGAATAGCAACAGGGCTAGGTTGGTTTTTACGAAACTTGGGTGTCATAGCAATATTATTATACTGAGCGCTACCAGTACGTACTAAAGCTTGACCCCCAACTGCTAAAGCAGCTAAAAACGCTTTCTTTCCCAAATTTGCTGATTTACGGAAGAAATCGTAATCAGCTTCTTCTAAATTTCCACCTAATGCATACACTGCATCGTGTTCTTTACATACTTGATCAAACTCATCAATAGCTTCAACGTCGGAATACACTGAAGTTTGATAAGCACCTGCAGACCACCAGGGCCCACAATAATTTCCATGATATGCAAAACTCATAATCTCTTATTATGAGCAAGCCGATAGCGACTATACGTCGCGTGACATTAGATAGGCCAGATCTGGCCAATCTAAGCACGACGTCGTACAATCTGCTGAACTCAGCACCGCAACAATACTTGTTTCAATTTCATCGACAGTCAAACCATAACGGTCATAGAAAAATTCATAAGTATCATTGGAAGGTTCGTGTTTCTCTTTACAAAGGCTCTTGTAATTACTTTCGTAATCAACAAATTCCTTCTTCTGAACTTTACGAAGTAAATGTAACATTGTTCGAACATATTCTCGCAATACAGGTATGTAACTCATTTCTATATTAAAACCAAGCATCATACCTTTAACAATTCCTTCGTCCAAATTATTCAAAGAAAAACCCATCTTTGGTAATCGCCTACCAATTTTAGGTCCTAACACAAACCCACCCATTACGGGCCAAAATAAAGATGAACAAAACTCCGCATCACACCAATTATCATGAATTTTAATTTTGATTTCAAAACCAAGGTCAAAATAAAATTCTTTGACAAATTCTTTAAATCTTAATCTAGCATTGGAATCCATTAAACCATCGAAAACAGCTAACATATCATCGCCATTTACCAACATTTTCACGTTGCCATTAGACCAAATGTACGCTAAAGCTGCGACAATAGCAGAATAACCAACATTACCAGTTAATAAAGAATTACCAGCCGATGTATTTGAATCGCCACTACAACGAGTATAAGGCACTCGATATTTAACACCTTTGGAAGTATAACCAAAAGTTTTCCTTTGAGCTTCCAAACATTGACTAGCAAAAGTCCAATTATCGATACCAAACTGTTTGTAATAAGCTTTTTCCAATTCAAAAGCCATCTTGCCTTGATGCGCATCAAAACGAGATTGATCCATTTCTATAATGGTGACCTCTAAGTCAGCAAATTGCGCACG